AACTCAGGATATCCTCCCATGCCTTCTTCTATGTCCACATCACCGCCAATAATTAAATCGCTATCGCACCAGTAACAGTTCATTCTTTTCCAAAAATTAATTCATGGGCAGAAATATTTAAATTTAGCTCCCATGCCTTTTCCAATAATTTTTTTTGTATGGAGGTAGGAATTGTTCCCTGCCTTCTCCATTTAGATACAGAACCTGCATCCCTGCCTATCTGGCGTGCCAACTCACGGACTCCACCAAATTCTTCAATGCATAGTTCGTATGGTGTTTTAATAGTTGATTCCATATCTATATATTGCCATAAATGCAACATTAATACAAGTAATTAGGCAAAAAAAAAGAGGGTTGTTAACCCTCTATCATTTCTAATTTTATAGTTGATGAATTTTCTACAAATCTTGTTTTATCCGCATCAGGATGATCAGACCATAGATTTTCATACTTGTTTATTTCATATAGCCATTGTGATGATGGCATATTTTTGCTGTTACCATTTAGGTAATTTAATTTAGCAATGATTTCTTGAATAGTCATGTCAAATAAGGATTAAGAATAAAAGTAAATAAGGGAATAGTGCAAATGCCATAGGTCTATCCATATACAAGTGTGCTGTAGGTCATTATCTGCAATATAGAATCAGCAATTGAAGCATCTATTAGTCCTAAATTGTTATCCTTAAATGCTTCAAAGACTTGAGTACAATCATAGGTATTTAGATTGGTTTTACCTGAGACTATATTTTCGATAGCTGTAATAACATCTTGTACTTTGAATTGATGCTTGTCATCTTCGCAATCTTCAATGTTAATAACAGTATCTAGATTAATATCCTTGAGCCAAGCACAACAGCCTTCATGCTCGTAGTCTTGGTCTGGTAGATAGTAGCCATCTTCGTCTTCTTTAATGTCTCCTACTGTCACGCTATGTGCCCAGTAGCCTGACCCTTGACCCATAGTGCAAAATAAATCTTTAAGGTCTTGTAGGCTGATGTCAAATTGATAGTTGACGTTGCAAGTAAATTTTTGTTCTGTAATAGTTGTCATTTTTAAAACTCCTGTCTTTGAATTGAATCTTGTAATTCTTCCAGTTGTGATTGTGGAAGGAATCGTACAAATGATTCAATAAGTTGATAATCGGTGTAATTAAGATCTCTTAACTGGTCAATTAATTCATCTCGCAAATCTGAAGTTTGGCGTGTTTGTTCGTACATGGTCTGTAAAAAAATAATTTGGATAAAAAAAATGGGTGAAATTATTCACCCAAGTATGCGTCAACTAATTCTTTATATTCAACAGAACCCTCGACTAGTTGCTGTGCAGTAATTGCAGATACAGTTGAGCTAGACATGAAAGCATTGATAAATGCATCTTTGTTAGCTTTGCCTTTGACATCTCTGTAATCAACGCCAAGCATTAAATCGCTAAATACAACAAATGCTCTTTTTGCTTCTGCTTTAGTACGCTTGAGCAATCTTGCATAAGTACCTGCGTGTGTCATAAACCATGTACTAGCCTGTTCATGGATCTCGCTAGGTGTGAAAGTTTCAGTAGTCATTGTTATTAGAAAATAGTAATGTACTCTCTTAGTGTTGCACTAAATCCATCATATGTCAAGTAAATAATTTCAGAACATTGCTTTTTTAGTTATATTTATATATATTTTGTTTAATTTATAGTTCCTAAATGACAGCAATTACTCAGGTTACCAGAGAATATATTGCTGTTAATGATCAAGGTTACAGAATTAATTGCTCTCATCACAATTGCCGTATTGAACAAACAGTTGTTGATGCAATTAGAGAATTAAGGGAAGATTTTGATCTCGGCTATGGAACTCTTAGCACTATCTTTTCTTTACCAAGGGGGACAATTGCAAAAATCTGTAAATACCAAATCAGGGGGCAAACTCCAGACCGTTGGAAAACAATCTACAAAACTAGGACGTCCTACAGAGAAACCTGATCCGGTAATAGTAAATGAAATTATAGATTGGATTGCTCATGGTAATACTTTGAGGTCTTATTGTCGTTTAAAAAATAAGCCAAATTGGAGAACTATTTATAACTGGTTGGAGAAAGATGATGGAGACTTTATCGCACGCTTCGCACACGCACGAGACATGGGTGCTGATGCTATTGCAGAAGAGTGTCTGGAGATAATAGATGCTCCTCCTCCTTTGTGCGGTTCTGAGGGCAATACAAGGCTAGATCCGGCAGCAGTACAAATGCAGAAGAACAGGGTAGAAGCAAGGCTTAAGTTGTTGGCCAAATGGAATCCCAAGAAATATGGAGAGAAGGTAGGAGTTGAAGCAGGTGGATCTATCTCTCTGAACATTTCAACAGGCGTTCCACAAACGTGAAACAACCGTTAATAAAGCTTGATTACACACCTCGGACTTGGCAAAGAGAATGCCATTTAAAGAAACAAAGGTTTAGCGTCTACGCATTACACAGGCGATCAGGCAAGACAGAACTGGCCATCATGGAGCTAATTGATAAGGCCATGAAGACAGACAAAGAACTAGCTATGTTTGTCTATGTTGCACCGTTCTTGAGACAGGCAAAAGCGATTGCATGGGCTAGGTTGAAATCCAAAATAGAACCATTACGCAGAACGTCAGTAATAGACATCAACGAGGGTGAGCTATCGGTCAGGTTTAAACATAATGGAGCAATCATCAGATTGTTTGGTGGAGACAATCCTGATGCCATGCGTGGATTACGTTTGGACGGCATAGTCATGGACGAGGTCGCACAGTTAAAGAACGAGCTATGGACAGACATAGTTCAACCTGCACTCTCTGACCGTCTTGGTTGGTCAATATTCATCGGTACACCTAGTGGCATTAACTTGTTTTCTGAGTTGTACTACAAGGCCATAGACGAGGACGGATGGACAGCATCAAGGTACACGGTATATGACACTGACTCACTACACCCCAAAGAAGTAACTCGTCTTAAACGTGATATGAGTGAGACATCATTTGCAAGGGAATATTTATGTGACTTTTCTGCACAGGGTGATGATCAGTTAATCGCATTAGCAGATACCGAAGATGCAGCTAAACGTGTATACCAACGTGATCATGTCAGGCTGTCACCAATAGTCCTTGGAATCGACCCTGCCAGATTTGGTGATGACCGATCTGTAGTGTTCCGTAGGCAAGGTAGGCAAGCATTTAAGCCTGTTGTATATCGAGGTATAGACAACATGGAACTAGCAGCCAGAGTGGCCAACCTGATAGAGGAACATGACCCAGATGCTGTGTTCTGTGACGCAGGTGCAGGTAGTGGCGTAATCGACAGACTAAGGCAGTTGGATTATGACGTAATCGAGATACCGTTTGGTGGCAAGGCAATGAAACCAGAGCAGTACATCAACCGTAGAAGTGAGATGTGGTGGTTAATGAAGCAATGGATAGAAGAAGGTGGTGCAATACCTAACGATGTAGCCCTCAAACAAGAGTTAGCAACACCGATATATTGGTACGACAATGTAGGTAGGCGTGTATTGGAAAGTAAGGATCAAATAAAGAAAAGATTGCAGGGTGCAGGGTCACCAGATTTAGCTGATGCATTAGCCCTAACCTTTGCCCTTCCAGTAGCCAAAAAAGTGCCAGAGGATATATACATCAAAAGACGTAAAGCAGCCACACAGAAAACGGATTATGACCCTTACAAAGTCCTCTAATTTTGTACGCATAGCAGAAGGTCTAGATGTAGAGCCATTGCTTGAATTGTTAGACAATAAACCTGAGTTATGGAAAGAGATAGAGACACGCCAAAAGTTTACAGGTTCACCACATAAAGACACAGAGTCGATATACGTTAGAGGACCACTAAAAATGAGTGCATATTACGTTTTATGGGATACAGGATCATACGATTATCCGTGTATGGAGTACTTAAAACCTGCACTTGTGCCATTGATGCGACCAATACTAGAAAAACTAGAGGTTCAAGACATGGGTAGGTTGCTTATTGTTAATTTAAAACCTAGTGGCCATGTAACAAAACACAATGATCAGGGTACATATGCGGATCACTACAGCAGATTTCATCTTGTACTTAAATCTAATCCATGGTGTAGCCAAACTTGCGGAGATCAGGAACAAAAGTTTGAGGTAGGCGAGGTCTGGTGGTTTAACCATAAAGAGCTACACACAGCACACAATGTTGGCATGACAGACAGAGTGCATATAATATTTGATTGTGTAACTAAATATCCACTATGACGAGTGTGACCGTAAGTCCTGATAGTACAGCTACTGTTAACGAAAGTAGAGTACCTAAAACAGAAATTAGACTCTGCACGTTAGATGAATTTAAG